TCGTTACCTTCCCCTTGCTTGATGCAGCGCGAATTGACGATGTGAAATCGTCACAACGCAGCGACCTTCCTTCTATCCGAGACATTGAACGATGGCTGAGGCGGGATGCCGGTCTGTCACGTGGTGATGCCAAATGCCTCCTGGCCAATGGATATCACGCTTTGGGCCGCAAGCATGACGCTGCCGCCTGTGAACCCCTTGCGGGCAAAATCCGCAGGGCAACCCAAACCATAAAATCAGGGATATGAATATGAAAACCCAGACCAAACGAGCACCGGAAGCAAAGGCTTCCACAGGTGAAGCACAAGGCGTCGCGGAAGCCTTTGATGAATTCATGCACGCTTTCGAAGCGTTCCGCAAAGCAAATGACGAGCGGATTGCGCAAATCGAAAATCAGGTCGGCGAAGATGTCGTGACAGTTGAAAAAATGAACCGAATCAATCGCACCCTTGATCAGCAGAAATCGTTGATGGACAGGCTGTTGATCAAGGAAAAACGTCCTTCAATTGGCGGTAAGACAATCGCATCAGTCGATGGTATCGAACACAAAAATGCCTTTGATCAATATGTTCGAAAGGGCAATGAACAGGGCTTGCGATCCTTCGAACAAAAGACCCTTTCTTATGGTTCTGACCCTGATGGGGGTTATCTGGTGCCAGACGAGACATCGGTTGAAATTGGTCGCCGTCTCGCCCTTGGATCTCCAATCCGTGGTATTGCCGGTGTTCAGCTTGTGTCGTCATCGGTTTATAAAAAACCCTTCGCAGTTTCCGGTCCCGCCACCGGATGGGCCGCAGAAACAGAAGTTCGTTCAGAAACCGCGTCTCCCACTCTGTCTGAACTTCAATTTCCGACCATGGAACTCTACGCAATGCCGGCGGCAACATCGCAATTGCTGGATGATGCTGCGATCGACATCGACGCATGGATTGCAGGCGAGGTGGAACAGGCTTTTGCCGAACAGGAAAGTGCCGCATTCATCAACGGCGATGGTGTTAACAAACCACGTGGTTTTCTGACGCACACAACGGTTGATGAAGCAAACTGGAGTTGGGGTAACATCGGTTATGTTCCAACCGGTGTTGATGGTGACTTCGCCTCAAGCGAAGCCTCTGATGTTCTGGTAGATACGATTTATGCGCTTAAGGCCGGGCATAGACAAAATGCCAACTGGGTTATGAACCGTAAGACACAGGCTGAAATCCGTAAGCTTAAAGATGCAGATGGAAACTACCTCTGGCAAGCGCCTGCCGGGGCTGGCCAACCAGCTCAATTGATGGGGTTCAATGTTGTTGAGGCAGAAGACATGCCAGACATGGCAACAGATTCTCATTCGATTGCCTTTGGCGATTTCAATCGTGGGTACCTGATTGTCGATCGTGCCGGGGTGCGGGTGCTTCGTGACCCATACTCTGCCAAACCATATGTTCTCTTCTACACCACCAAACGTGTTGGCGGCGGGGTCCAGGACTTTGATGCTATCAAGCTCGTAAAATTCAGCGCTGCCTAGACGATCTCCCTCCCTCGTCGAAGCTTCCCCGGACGGGGATTGCTGAACAACGGCCCTGTCATTCTGGCGGGGCCGTTTCTTTTTCACCAAAGGAGAAGCCATGGCCGTATCGATCATTGAAGCACCTGCCACCCTTCCTGTTACCTTGCAGGATATCAAAAACCACCTCCGAATTGACCATGCAGCGGAAGATGAATTTCTGGGTGAAACACTGAAAAGTGCTGTAGCCCATGTGGAGGCGGAAATCAGGCAGTCCCTCATCCATCGCACAATGCGTCAATATTGCGATGCGTTGCCTTTCTCAAAAAGGATAACACTGGAAGGATGGCCGTTTGCACGGATTGTTACGGTCCATGGCTATAACATGTCGGGTGACATGATTACCATCAATCCTGCTTGGTATCGCGCTGTAGTCGACAGCGTCTCGGCTGAATTGGTTTTTGATCCGCAGATAGACCGGGCGTTGGTATGGAACGGTTTTGAGATCGATTTTGTAGTGGGTTATGGCGAAACCAGTCTCGACATACCTTCGAACATTCTACAGGCCATCAAACGCGTCGCGGCACACTGGTACGAGATGCGGGGGTCCGGAACCCAAGGTGCTGCTCACACGCTACCAAACGGATTGGACAGGTTACTTGCTCCGGTTAGGAGGGTGTCCCTATGAACCGTGGTGTGAATCTGGATGCAGGCCAGTTTAACCGGCAACTGACAATCGAAAATGAACTGGAAGTTGCGGATGGGTATGGCGGGCATTCCTGTCAGTACCAGGCCAACGGAGCGGTTTGGGCCAATATTCGTCCGGTGTCCGCCCGGTCTGTTATTCGCGCAGACAACGAGAGCGTTGAATTGACTCATAAGGTTGTTTTCAGGTTCCGCGCCGATGTTTCATTTGGCACGCGCCTGCGAACGGGTTCGCGAACTTTCGAAGTGCTTGCTGTCCGCGACTTGGATGAAACCCGCCGTTACCTGGAATGCGATTGTGTGGAGCGGCCATGAACAGAATATCTTTCGCAATCACCAGGATCGACTTGACCCAGGTTCTGCGGCGGTTTGCCGGATCAGGGCGTTTGGCGCGCTCAAGGCCAGGCATGAAGCAGTCGGAGCCATCTTACGCAGTCAAGAAAAGATCCCGACGGAAGTTTGGAAAAGGAACCCGATCATGACGCACCCCGCATTGCTGCTGCAAAAATCCATCCTGAACGCACTTGGCGGTTCTTCTGGCTTAACTGAGATGATAGGTGCGGCACGCATTTTTGACGATGTCCCGCGCGGTATGCGACCCCCGTACATTGTGTTCGGTGAGATGACCCACAATGACTGGTCAACCAGTACTGAGGACGGCATGGAGCATTTTGTGGCCCTGAATGTTTGGTCCCGTGAAAAGGGGCGCAAACAGGTTCTGGAAGTGGCAGGCCATATTGTTGAGGAACTGATCACGCTTCCCGGCAACATGGAAGGTCATACATTGGTGAACCTGCAGCACGAATTCACTGAGACTGCCAGAGATGACGACACGGGTTACTTTCGTGCCAGCGTTCATTTGCGTGCTGTTACAGAAACCGGAAACTGATCCCAACAGATAAGGAGAGCACAATGGTCGCTCAAAAAGGCAAAGACATGCTTTTGAAAATTGATGCAGATGGCAACGGTCTTCAAGCCGTCGCCGGTTTGCGTGCGCGGCAAATATCACTGAATGCTGCAACAGTCGACACCACCGATTCAGAATCTGCCGGACGTTGGCGAGAGTTGTTGGCAGGTGCTGGCGTGCGCAGGGCTTCGCTTTCCGGCTCGGGCATATTCAAGGATGCGGCAAGTGATGAAATGGTCCGTGCCACGTTTTTCGAAGGAAAGATTGTCACCTGGCAAATCATCATTCCGGGCTTTGGTGCCATTTCAGGCATGTTCCAGATCGTCAGTCTCGAATATTCCGGCCAACACGACGGTGAAGTTACATTTGAACTATCTCTGGAGTCTGCGGGGGCGATAGAGTTCACGGAGATTGGCCAATGACCAATATGCATCGCGGAGAGATTTCTGCCCAGATGGATGGCAAGGAGTGGACGTTATGTCTGACGCTTGGTGCGCTTGCTTCGCTTGAACACGCATTGGGCGCAAAAAATCTTGCAGACCTCTCCGGCAAGTTTTCAGCAGGCACATTGAGCGCAAATGATCTTGTAAAAATCATCTCGGCAGGGCTCGCAGGAGCGGGGCATGAGGTCAGCGAGCGGGATGTTGGCAAAATGCAGGTAACGGGCGGTGTCGCTGGCTATGTTGATATTGCTGCCAGGCTCTTGACGGCAACCTTCTCACCAGTGGCCGGCACCGTTGACGATGCCTGATAGCACAATCCCATGGGCGCGCATGATGGGACTGGCTTTCACACGTTGGTCTTTGTCGCCGGAAGCATTCTGGTCAATGACCTTGACTGAGTTTGCGGCTGCAGTTGACGCATCCCTGGGTCAAACTGCTTGCGATGCGCCAGGCCGTGATTTCCTTGAGGCAATGCTGAAAGCTCACCCCGATACAAAAGGATCTGAAGAACATGAATAATGAAACGGTAACGGTGGCTGTTGATGCCGACACACGGGATTTTGATGCAGCAATGCGCTCTCTTCAAAACGCAACCAAGGGATTTGGTCAGGTTTTTTCATCAACCATTTCTGCAGCAATTCAATCCGGAAAGGGGTTTGAGGATACAATTAAATCCATAGGAAAACGATTGGTTGATCTGGCGCTTAATCAAGCGTTGAAGCCCCTGGAAAACCTGTTTGGAAACTTGGTTGGCAATACGGCGGGCAATCTTCTGAATGCTGCAACTGGAACTGGAGGTACGGTAACCGGATTTGCAAAGGGAGGTTTGTTTCAAGCGGGCAACGCCTCCATGTTTGCCAAGGGTGGTGTCGTCACCAATGCATCCGCATTCTCATTTGGCGAAAAACTGGGTGTTATGGGCGAGGCCGGGCCGGAGGCAATTATGCCACTGGGGCGTGGAGCCGATGGAAGGTTGGGCGTTGTTGCAAGCGGTGAGAAACCTGCCACGAACATTGTATTTAACGTCCAGGCGCAAGACGCAGCAAGCTTCCGAAAATCAGAAGGTCAAATATCCGCCATGTTGGCGAGAGCGGTTGCCCGTGGAAAAAGAGGGCTTTGAATAGAACATGATCCTGTCTTCATCTTTCCATAATGTCCAATTCCCGACAGATCTTGCTCTGGGTGCAACGGGAGGTCCAATGCGGTCGACCGAGGTTATTACGCTTGGGTCGGGCAGCGAACAACGCAATACAAGATGGGCGAATTCACGCCGAAGGTACAATGTGGGTTATGGGGTCAAAACATTGGACGACCTGCACCGTATTCTGGCCTTTTTTGAAGAGCGTCGTGGACGCCTGTTTGGCTTTCGTTTTCGCGATCCAATGGACTTCAGTTCTTCAACACCGGGTTCTGAAATCTCACCTGACGACCAGGAGTTGGGATCGGGTGATGGGGAAAGAACCCGATTCAAACTCACCAAAACCTACGGTAATGACGAATTTGCCTATGTTCGAACAATATCGCGTCCACTCCCAGAAACTCTTGAGATTGCCATCAACGGAACGGCATTGGGACGTTCGGAATTTCAGTTTGACGCA